CTTCTCAAGATCTATTATGTTGGGTTGCGATCCGAGAGAGCCATCGCCATGGAGGAAGGGCGTGATCCTTTGTCTTTTGATATGTTGTACAAAGGTACTCGTATTGTTACGTATGGCGATGATATTCTTATTTCGTACGCCCAAGCTTTGGATTACATTTGGTGCCAGAAAAATCTGGAAACCGCAGTGCCGCGTTACGTCGGTCTAACATACACTAATGAGAGTAAGACTGATACTACAGCAGAAAGACGTAAACTTTGTGATGTTACCTTTCTGAAGCGAGGTTTCAAGAGGGATGGTTTGAATTGGCTTTGTCCACTAGACATTACAGTGATTAAAGAGACTCTTTTATGGTGCAAGAATACCACCACTATTGAGGACCTTCAATTGCATGTTGAGAGTGCATTGTCTGAATTATCTTTGCACGGTGAAAAGATTTTTGATACTTTAGCCCCTCAGATTGTTAACGCGAGTGCGAAAGAGTACGATTATGTTCCCAAGAATTCGTCTTTTAGGGCGGCAAGAGTATCGTGCTTGGGTTTGAGCAATTATTAATTTGTTCGTAATCTTGTTAATATTGTATATGTATTTGTAAATTATTTTCTTTAAGGGGAGTTCATTCTCCCCTTCCGAGCTGAGCACCTCGTTAAACTACTCAAGTTACTAGATAATCATCGATCTAGTTTTCTTTATTTATCTCTTTTATTTAAGCTTGAAAGTGTGCACTGTGAGGTAAAACTTTTGAACTTTAAAGAGAAGATGACTCCCTGTGTATTTACACTTACGTTGCAAGGTGGGAGGGGTAATCACCAATATCTAGAATCACAGACTAGCAAAGGCTTGAGTTAATCTTTGCTAGTGTATATATGACTTTCTGTAAATAATAATGAACAACAAAAGTCTCAAGATGTCTCCGGCGAGACTATAATTAAGTCCGGAGAAAACACTATAATGGAAGAATCCAAACCTATTGTCAGTTTGGATGCTCCTCTTCCCGACATGTCGCTTTCTATGACTGTTCGCCCCATGGATTCATCAGCTGTAAAAACTTTTTTAGCCAAGCCATACTTGCAAGCAGATTTTTCCTGGAGTGTTGCTGATGCTTCTGGAGCAGATTTGCAGAGTTTTGACGTT